GCTCAGTTGCCCTTGCGCGCTGCCTTGAGTGCGGCGGGCACGATGAGAAGGTCAGCGAAAACCGGTGCGAGGTTCACCTGCGTGAACTCAACAGTATTGAGTTCAAGGCTGTAATCGCTGACGAGATTCACCGCTCAAAGGACCCTAAGTCGAAGCAGTCACGTGCACTGTGGGCCGCCACTGGTGACGCAGATATTCGTTTCGCGCTAACTGGTACGCCTGTCGCGAACAACGTAATAGACATGTGGGCAATCTTGCACTGGTTGTCGCCTGAAGAATGGCCATCAAAAACTCGCTGGATTGACCGTATGGTAAACACGATGATGAACGCCTTTGGCGGAATGATTGTTCTTGGCGTAAAACCTGCCATGCAGGAGGAATTTGACGCAACAATCAACCCGCGTATGCGACGCATGCTCAAGAAGGTCGTTCTCCCGTGGCTACCCGAGATGATGTTCGAGCGTCGTGACGTTGAGATGTCAACCAAGCAGGCTAAGGCTTACAAGCAGATGCGTGACCTCATGATTGCTGAGCTCGACGGTTCAGAGGCGCTTACCGCGCCAAGTGCGCTCACACAGACCACGCGCCTTCTGCAGTTCGCAAGTGCGTACGCTGAGATCAACATTGACGAGACAACCGGGGAACAGCAGGTAAAACTCACCGCTCCGTCCTGCAAGGTTGACGCACTCATGGACGACATTAAGAGTGGCGACTTTGGTGAAGACTCAGTTGCGGTCTGCGCTGTTTCACGCCAGCTTATCGAGATTCTTAGTGCCGAGATGACAAAGGCAAAGATTCCGCACGGGCTTATCACCGGTGCGCAAAACGAGGACGAGCGTCAACAGGCCGTTGACGACTTCCAGTCCGGAAAAACAAAGTGGGTACTTTTCACTGCGCAGGCTGGTGGTGTCGGTATTACGCTGACTGCGGCACGACGTCTTGTCATGCTGCAGCGCCCGTGGTCTTTGGTTGACCACAAACAGGCACTTGACCGTGTTCACCGTATCGGTTCAGAGATCCACGAATCCATCATCGTGACAGACTATGTCACCGAGGGTACAATCGAGGAGCGTGTTATCCAGGTTCTTGAGAACAAGGCTGACAACTTTGAACAAATCGTACGTGACCGCGACCAGCTGCTTTCACTACTGAAGGACGACAAGGCAGGTAAACTCTAATGGTAACTGAATACCCAATCCGCGTCTCCAACTCGGAGCTGCAAACCTTCAAGGACTGTCGTCGACGCTGGTGGCTGAGCTACTACCGTCGTCTTCGTCCGTTGCAGGAAAACAAGACTGGTGCACTCGCACTTGGTTCGCGCGTACACAACGCGCTTGACATGTACTACTCGCAAGGTGTTCCTCTTCTTGAGGCGCACAAACACTTCCTGGATATTGACCGTGCAAAACTTGAGGCTGCGTTCCAGGACACGTCCGAGATTGACAGTGAAGGTGAACTTGGACGCATCATGCTTGAGGGCTACATTGAGTGGGTAGAGGACAACGGCATTGATGCCGAGCTAGAAATGATCTCCACTGAGGAAATCATTGAAATGCCGCTCATGGAAGGCAAGGTAATCCTGCAAGGCAAGATCGACATGCGTGTTCGCCGCAAGGCTGACGGGGTTCGCATGTTCCGTGACTTTAAGACGGTTGGTGGATCGTTCACGGACTTTACCGCACTGGCGCACATGAACGAGCAGATCCTTACCTACATGATGCTTGAGACCGCGCAGAACCAGGACGGTGAACGTTCCGAGGGTGGTATCTTTACCATGCTCAAGAAGGTAAAGCGTAGCGCTAATGCGCGTCCGCCGTTCTATGAGCAGATCGAGGTTCGTCACAACATCTTTGCACTGCGCAACTTCTGGCAGCGTATTCACGGTACAATTACTGATCTAGTGAACGCGCGTGACGCTCTTGACCAGGGTGCCAACCACCAGTTTGTTGTCTATCCGCACCCGACACGTGACTGCAAGTGGAAGTGCTCATTCTTTGCTGTTTGCCCTCTGCTTGACGACGGTTCCGCCGCCGAGCAAGCAATCAGCGAGTCGTACAAGGTCGCCGACCCGTACGGTTACTACAACAACACCGAAGAGAAGGGAAGTGACTAGCATGTCAAACAGTGTACAGCGCTCACTAACCATTATGGTGTATGGTGAATCAAAGGTTGGTAAGTCAACCTTTGCAGTTACCGCACCGTACCCTCGTCTCATGCTCGATGTTGAAGGAGGACACCGGTTCCTTCCTATCAATGTCAAGTACTGGGACCCAATCCGCGAGGAACCGCCACAGGCTGACGGTACCTGGGACACCGTGGTTGTCAACGTTCGTGATTACGAGGTTGTCGTCAAGGCGTTCCAGTGGCTGCAGTCAGGCCAACACCAGTTCAAGTCCTTGATTATTGACTCCATCTCGGAGCTCCAGGTCAAGTGCATGGACAGCATCGCGGGCAATGAACAAATGAAGATGCAACAGTGGGGCGAATTGCTTCGCCACATGGGAGCTCTTCTTCGGGATCTTCGTGACCTCACGATGCACCCGACCCAGCCGTTGGAAGCAGTCGTCCTCACTGCAATGGCTCGACCTGGCCAGGATGGGCGCATGCGTCCGTACCTTCAGGGACAGCTCGCAATTCAGGCGCCCTACTTCTACGACATTCTTGGCGCCATAAACGTCGAGACAGTACCAAACCAGGACCCAATGCAGCCGCCACACCAGGTGCGCCGCATGTACGTCGAACGCACCAACGAGTATGAAGCTGGAGAGCGCGTTCAAGGACGTCTTGGTAAAATTGTCGAGCAGCAGAACCTAGGCGTTGAACGCATGCTCGACATGATCTTCGGTCCCAAGGCCGCAGGTCAGTAACATCCCGACCAAGGTGGTCGGAGCGATGAACAATAAGGAGAAACACAATGAGCTCACTTAACTGGGGTGACCTTGTAAAAGACGCAGGAGACGTAGGAAGCTACGAGCCACTGCCTGACGGTGACTATGACCTCGCGGTTGTAGAGGCCGTCGCTAAGACTGCACAGTCTGGCAAAACCATGTTCGCAATCAAGGCGCAGGTCCAGGGTGGACCGCACGCCAAGCGCCTCGTGTGGGACAACCTCGTTGTCACACCGGACAGCCCTGGTGCGCTGGGAATGTTCTTCCGCAAGATGGCAGGTCTCGGTTTGAACCGTGACTTCTTCTCGCAGAACCCTACCAACGCCCAGATCGAGGCTGCGCTTCAGAACCGCACCTTCCGCGCGCAGATTGGTTCGCGCGTTTGGAACGGCTCGAAGAAGAACGAAATCAAGATGTACTACGTCGCTAACGCGGCCACTGCATCTGCTGCGCCAGCCGTTGCCGCTCCGGCACCGGCTCCGGCACCGGCTCCCGCGCCGGCGCCTGCTGCACCGGTAGCATTTGTTGCCGATGTTGCACCCGCTGCACCCGTTGCAGCACCTGTGGTTGCACCTGCTGCACCCGCTGAACCGTTCTAATAGAACGCACGTTGACCGTCGCTCGCAGACCTTGCTGCGGGCGGCGGTTCAACCGCACGAAGGACTAAAATGAAAATCTTGATGACTGGATTTACCGCGCTGCAGATCAACACAGAGAAGCGCGTTATCCAAAAAATTGACGTTCCAGCCTTTGTTGTAAAGGCTTTAGAGGACCTTGGCCACGAAGTTGACTGGCGTCGCGTCCAGGTCGGTGAAGACCTTTCGAAGTACGACATGGCGTGGGTAAACCTTGCTCCGCTGCACTCACTCAACGGGCGACAGGGCGCGATGGGTTCTTTGTACACTCTCTCATCCGGGCTTCCTTGCGTCGGGTTCTTTGATGACTGGCAGTTTAGTGCCGTTTTTAACGGCGCGCGCGCATTGACGCGTCGCCCTGAAGTTTTATATAAGCACCTTCTCACCGGAGCCGAGCACCGCGGTGATGAGGGCGCGACCTACTTTAGTCGAGAAGAGGCAGAAGCTGCGATTGCGCGAATCGCGCTAAAGGACGCAGAGGCTGCACGCAAGGTCAGCATCGAGCGCTACTACATGCTTGACACTGATGACAAGATTCAGCCGTTTGAGAAGCAGCTCGTGCAGGCTGCTAATGACCTGCTGAGCGACCGTTGGGCCGCAGGCATGGTTCCCGTTTGCCCCATGTACTCGTTTGGTGACCGTGGCCTTGTGCGCAAGCGCATGCCCAAGGGTGTTGGCCCTATCGAGGCGCTAGATCCATCCGCCGTGGTCGCGGATACGCTTGCCGCGGTAACACCCGCAAGCACTGGTGAAAAGGTCCTAGGTTGGGTTCTAGGCGCTCTAATGCCGCACGATACGTGGCTGGAAAAGAAGAACCCAAAGTGGCCAGTAGAAATTGTCGGAAGCCGTAAGCTTATTCGTAAGATGGGTGGGCAGCGCTTTGGCACTGAGCAAGAAGTTCTTGAGTTCTATAACAAGTACTGGGGAATAATGTCTCCTCCGTACATGCACGCTGGTTCCGGTTGGTGGCGCTCACGCTTTATCTACTCAGCTCACATTGGCTCGGTTCTCGTAACTGACAAGGGTGAAGGCGCTCCTCTTGGTGACGCGTACAGACTCACCATAGCGGACGTAGAGGCCATGACACCCGTCGAACTTGCGGCCGCGGCACAGGCTCAACGTGACGTGTTGCTCCCTCTTCTTGGCACGTACGACACGTTTAAGGACCACGTTGCCAATATCGTCAAGCGCACAATCGCTGACGACAAGGGACTGAAGGTCAACCAGGACGGGACGCACTAGTGGCTAACGTTCTAATCACCGGTATGACCGCTGCTCAGACGTCAGAAGAGACAAACGAGCGCGCGCTAGCCTTCCCTGGCGTACTTGCCAGGGTCCTAAAGCTGCACGGTCATGAGGTGACACTGAGCGCGCCTGACATGGACTGGACGCTGGAAGACCTGGAACGCTACGACACAGTTGTTGCTGGAATCTCGCCGGTTACTAGTATTACTGCTAGCAACGCGTACGGCGGTCTCCACGTCATCGATGCTTTGTGGGACACTGGCAAACTCGTCCTTATGGCGGACTCACCTCGTCCCGCACAGATAGCTGTAAGCCTTCGGTCAATTGTTTCGTACCCGGATAACCTGACAAAACCGTTCTACGCGAAACGGCGAGGATTTGTTGCTGCAAGCAACCCAGAAACTCGCAGCAGACTTGTTGGTGTTATCGAGCGTCTCCTAATTGAAGACTGGCCGACAACCATCTACCCGTCTCTCCCGTGGCAGGACAGCTCAACAATCGTGTCCCAGTTTCCAGCTAATGCGGCCGGGTCTCTTGTTGGCTTGAACCTTGACGCTTTTCTTGTATCTGAAACACCTCCGCGTATTACTGAGAGACAGCAGCGTTGGCTGGTCGACAACGACAAGTCGTCTTGGATAGAGAAGCTTCTGCCAACAATTAGTTCTCCTGTAGAACCTATGAAACATAGGTGGCGTGACAGTGACCAAGACGTGGCGCTAAAAATCAGCGAGTCAACTGGTACTCTTATCTCATCGCATCGGGAGAGCACTTGGTGGACTTACCGAATAATCCAGTCTTTGAACTGCGGAACACCTGTAGCGACAGAGTGGCGGGAATCAATGATGATTGGTGAATCGTGGAATGTTATCCCTTCCACGGTAGAGTCTCTGCAGCAGGACGACTTGTCTAGCCTGGCGTGGAATCAACTAGACGAGTATATAAATAGCATACCAACAAGAGAACAAATTGGCACATCTATTGCTAAAATCTTCAATGGGACACAAACAAAGCGAAAGGTAAAGAAATGACATTGTTTGGAAAGTGGCTTGGCGAGACTCGCAGGCTGCAAGAAGAAGGCTTCAAAATTGACTACTCGGCGATGAGCGGTGACGAGCCAGAAAAGATCAACGCGCTAATCGAGTACATCCGCTGGAACATGCTCGCCATTGACGATGAAATGGCTGAGATGCGCCAGCCAATCTCGTGGAAGCCTTGGCAACACGACGAGCCGTACGCCGACCGTGAAGAGGTTATCAAGGAAGCTGTTGACGTGCTTCACTTTGTTGCCAACATCATTGTTGCTTGTGGCGGAACAGACGAAGAGCTCAACGAGTACTACCTCGAGAAAATGGAACGCAACCGTCAGCGCCAGCTTGGCGGATACAACGTCAAGGACGCAGGTGTCAAGTGCGTTACGTGCAGTCGCGCGATTGACGATGTCGGTCATGGTGTGACGGTTGGCGTGTGCGCAAAGTGCGAACCAATTGACGAGGTTGGCGAAGATGCCTAAGGTAGACATAGACTGGGTGCGGGAACAGTTTCAGTCCGCGCGTGTGAAGGTCGCTCCTGGCAACGCAGTGCTTAAGATGCTCGAGGTTTGGGAGTCACTTGACATCTCGATTGAGCAAGCGAAGGAGGCAGTAGAGATATTCTCTAGTGTCTCGCTTGGGCACGCTCTTGTCGAGGAAAACACCGAGGAACTCTGGATGCCGGCGCAACCTGGGTTTATCACAGTTGGTGATGAGATACGCGTACTTCCTGACGCGTTTGACGGTGATGCTGGACCCATCCACAACGGGAGACGTGGAAAGGTTGTTGCAGTTCGTCATGGAGACGTCGTCTTCATGTCAACTGATGGCAAGGAACCTCCTCTCGAGTCAACGCACTATTCACCGTATAAGCTTGAGAAGAGGTACAAGTAGTGAGAACGCTACTAGAGTTTACAGTCGAAGGAACTACCCACGACGATCTCGTGAAACGCGCGAAGGAGACTGTCGTAAAGTACCTTGAACTTGATACGATTGAACAAGTTGATGACGCGGTCGACATGGAAATGCGTGTAGGGATTAGTGATTACGCCAGCATGGAAGAAAATCCCGTCAGCGCAACCGTAACGGTAAGGATTAGATAACATGACACAGGATTACCCTGACTACGGCGCTCCTCAGGAGCAGCCAGCATACACAGCTCCTCAGCAGAACGCAGAGGCACAGCTTCCTCCACCCGGCGAAGCTCCTCTCCGTGTCGAGGCTCTTCGGGACGCCGCGCGTCTCATCAACGGAGACCGCAACAAGGATTACGGTAACCCTATTGACAACTTTGGTCGTATCTCTAAGATCTGGTCAGTTATCCTCGGAATAGAGGTGACCGCAGAGGACGTTGCCATGTGCATGGCTGGATTGAAGATGGCGCGGTACGCGTCAAAAAGTGGATTCAATCCTGACACCTGGATCGACATGGCTGGATACGCCGGATGCGGATACGAGGTAGGCAAGACAGCGTTCGACAATAAAGACGCATCTTAGCGTTGTTCAAGGAGCAGCTCAGCACGTACCCGCAATGCGAGGTATGCTGGATTGACGAAAACTCTGACTGGGAACCGCACAGTGTTACCCAGGACGGGAAGATCGTCGCACGTATGAGAGCTATTGCTGTTCCGGTTGAGCTTACTCCATCTACTGTTCAGGTTTGCTGCCTATGCGGTGAGCTTACAGTCGTCGGTCTGTTTGTTGATAAATATCCTTCTGAGGTAAAGTTTGACGTTGACCCTGATGACATAATTGAGCACGACCTGATATAATTACTAGGTAGAATCAAGTAAATGACGTAAGGACACAAATGCAAACGTTTATTCCAACTACCAAGTCTTTCGCTGACATGGCAAAGCACCTCGACAATAAGCGCCTCAACAAGCAGGCGCTCGAGGGCTGGCAGATTATGATGGTCCTGCTCGAACTTAACCCGGCAGGAGACCATCGAGACCCTAAGGGCTGGCGCAACCACCCGGCCGTGCAGATGTGGCGCGGGCACGAGCGCGCGCTATATCAGTACGTTCGCCAGATGGTAAAGGAATGGAAAGAACGCGGATTCAACTCGACCATTGGCGAAAAGGCGCAAGCAACAATTCTTAGGGCAGAAGAACTCGGCAGGACCGACGTTCGCTTCCTATCGTTCCCGCCGTGGATGACAGACGCCAAGAAGTGGGACCTTATCGCGCAGTCGCATCGCGTTGCGCTTCTCCATAAGGATTACGACTGGTACTCAAGGTTTGAATGGACAGAAGACACCGGTGTCCGCCCACCGAGCTATCAGTACCTGTGGCCTGACGAAAACAACGAACTCGTCCTTGGAACGCTAAACGTCATCGAAAAGTAGCACTTTGAGCCAAAAGTGAGGCGCTCAGACACTCTCTAGGACCGTATCGGAACCTGTCCTGGGTATTTACATGGGTAAAAGCTTTAGGAATTTACCCAATCTACCTGCTTTTTAGCGTTACTCGCGTTATGATGGTAACTATGCGAGATTCCAGAAAAGGCGAATGCCTGTGGCAGGAGTGGACTGGTGAAGGGTTTGAACCCGAGAACCAAGACTCTGTCGTGTTCTTTACCGACGAGCATGTCGACGTAGAGCACGAGGTTGTTCGCCGCGCCCTGGCGTCAGCATTGCAGCGCGAAGGAATAACCGCGTCACTCGGCAACGGCTATGGAGCGATCGACTCTGCAAACATTGTCCAGGGATACGCTGGTGAAGTTGAAGGATCCCGTGAAATGTACGCGTGCGACGAAGAAGGCGAAACGCGCGAAGGAGACTGCGTAGACGCAGTCAACAAGATCACCTGGGTAGAGGTCTAAGTCTTGGTGCAAAGTAACAGCATGGACTGGCAAAAAGATGGAGCCTGTGCGAAAAAGGAAAACAATGATCTTGCCGACTTTTTCTTCTCCACTAAACCTGAAGAAAAGTACCAGGCAAAGAACCTCTGCTTTGAATGCCCTGTTCGCGATGAATGCCTCAAGTGGGCTCTTGAAAATAAACAGATCTGGGGAATCTGGG